AAACCGACTTTTTACGATTTCTTTAATCCTGACTCTAACGAACTTAACGAACTAAAAGGATTGTTAGAAACAAACAGGACAGAATTAAAAGTATCAATGCGGTCAAAATGGTACAAATCAAACGCTCCAGCTTTGCAAATGGCATTGATGAAATTAATAGCAACGCCAGAGGAATTGAAAAAACTTTCAATGCAGTATAACGACCACACAACCGGAGGCGAAAAGATACAAGTTATTAATTTAGGAGAGGGAATAAAACCGAATGAAGCTAATTAGTAAACAGGAAAACGCAGTTTATTATTTAAAAGATAACCAAACCAAAGAGATTGTTTACGGAGGAGCTGCCGGAGGAGGAAAATCCGCTTTAGGTATTCTTTGGCTAATTGAACAATCACAAAGGTACCCAGGGACTCGTTGGTTAATGGGGAGAGCTAAATTAAAAGCTTTAAAAGAAACTACATTAAATACTTTCTTTGAGCTTACTACAAAGCTCGAATTGGCAAACCAATATCACTACAATTCACAATCCGGTGTAATCACTTGGAATAACAAAAGCGAAATCCTACTCAAGGATTTATTTTTGTATCCGGCCGATCCAAACTTTGACAGCTTAGGTTCGTTGGAGATAACCGGAGCTTTTGTTGATGAGTGTAATCAAATAAGCCACAAGGCTTGGCAAATTCTAAAATCTCGTATTAGATACAAGTTAAATGAGTACAATTTAATCCCTAAGTTATTAGGAACGTGCAACCCGTCAAAGAATTGGGTTTATAATCAATTCTACATAAAACAAAAGAACGGAACGATTGAAATAGATAAAAAGTTTATTCAGGCTTTACCTCAGGATAATCCACATTTACCAGAATCTTATTTAGAGTCTCTTTTATCACTTGACGAGAATAGTAAACAACGTTTATATTACGGAAACTGGGAATACGATAACGATCCGTCAAAACTTATTGATTTTGACAAAATACAAAACGTTTTTACAAACGAATTTATTGAGGGTGGGCAAATGTATATCAGTGCGGATATAGCTCGTTTTGGATCGGATAAAATGGTTATTTGCGTTTGGTCAGGTTTTAGAGTTGTCGATATAGTTTCGTTAAACAAATCCTCAATTGTAGAAATTGCTCAGCTTATAAGAGAGTTGGCAAACAAATACAAAGTAACGATGTCAAACGTAATAATTGACGAAGACGGAGTTGGAGGAGGAGTTGTTGATATGCTGAAAGGTTGCAAAGGATTTATAAACAATTCAAAGCCTTTATTAGTAGAAAATCAAATTGTACAATACCAAAATTTAAAAACTCAATGTTACTTTAAATTAGCGGAATTAATACAAAGCGATCAAATTTATATTAAGTGCCAGGAACAAACAATAATTGACGACATAACAAAGGAGCTCGAAATGGTCAAAAGAGATAAGATTGACAGCGACGGAAAGCTCCGAATAATATCAAAAGAAATGGTAAAACAATCGATTGGGAGGTCGCCAGATTATAGCGACGCATTAATGATGAGAATGTATTTTTGTTTTGAACAAACATTTTTTACGTTTTAATATTTTTTTTTTTAATATCTTTGACGTATGAAAGAGACAATCAACAATATACTCCAAAATTTAACTGGAAAATTAATGGGTAAAAATGTTTACAACGAAGCATTTTTTAGTTACTTAGGAGCTGGTTATACGTCTTATGACGTAGATAATAAAACTTATTTAAACAAAGGATACAATACAAACCCAGACGTTTTCGCTTGTATTACTCAAATGGCAACTAAAACAGTTTCAGTTCCATACGAGGTTAAAATTGTAAATGATAAAGAGAGCTACAAAAAACTAAAGAATTTCCAACGGGCAACTGCTGGAAATTTTGACTTTATACAGCAAATTAAAAAAGCAAACCTACAAAAAAAATCTTACGATGAGGTTGATTTGGCTTTCCCATTGGAGCAACCGAATACAACTCAAACGTGGAGCGATGTTTGGGCACTTTACAAAACTTATATGAAACTAACAGGAAACTGTTATTTTTATTTGTTAAGTCCGGAAGAGGGAGCGAATGCGGGTATTCCAGTTCAGTTATATGTTTTGCCAGCTCACTTAATGCAAATTGTATTAAAGCAAAAGGCTAACATGTTAAGTACTGAAAGTCCTATTGATCACTATGTTTTGATTGAGGGCAACACAATGATTAAATTCATGGCTAAGGATATTATACATATTAAATATTCAAATCCAAACTTTGACCTATCAGGATCTCACTTATACGGTATGTCGCCATTGAGAGCTGCTTTAAGAAACATAAATAGTTCTAATAGTGGAATTGACCTAAATGTAAAAACTTTGCAAAATGGAGGAGCTTTTGGTTTTATTCATGGTAAAGGAACTCCTTTGTCAGTTGATCAGGCAAATAGCTTAAAAGAGCGTTTAGTTGAAATGGATGCAAGTCCAGAGAGATTGAGCCGAATTGCTGGAGCAAGTGGGGAATTAGCATTTACAAGAATATCTTTGACAACGGACGAATTAAAACCGTTTGATTATTTAAAGTTTGACCAAAAAGCAATTTGCAACGTTTTAAACTGGCCGGATGAGTTATTGAATAATGACGGGAAATCTAAATTAGGTAGCACAGACACAAACCAAGCTCGTAAACAAGCCATTACGGATAACATTTTACCGGATCTAACTTTATTACAAGACTCGTTAAATAAAAACTTTATTAAAAAGTTTAAAGGATACGAGAACGCTGTAATTGAGTGGGATGTTGACGACTTGCCAGAGATGCAAGAGGATATGTCTAAAAAAATGGAATGGTTAAGTAAAGCACCATTAACTCCAAACGAAATAAGACACGCTCTTAAATATGATATGATTGTTGAGGACGGAATGGATACGGTTTGGGTTGATAGCAATAAGCAAAGAATTACAGACGTTTCAATGACGGCTTTTGATGCTGCAAATACTATTTAATGATAAACTGGGAGCGATTGCAATATATGTACGAACGGAAAGCGTACAGAGTTGTGCAAAAGCACATAAAAAAGATTTTAGGGGAAATTCCTTTAAATAATATATCTTTATCAAATTATCAAATATTAGTTTACTCTAATATTACAGAGGACAAGATTAAAGAGATGTTCGTTGACATTTATACAACCGTAGGATACGACTACAATAAAAGAATAAAAAAGGAAATAGAACGTACAACAAAGAACGTTTTGTTTTCGGATTCTTTTTTACAAGATATTTTAGTATTTTTGTCCGGAGAGGGAGGAGCTAAAATAGTAAGCGTAAGAGGAACGTTAATTGAGGACATAATAAAAGCGATTGAGGATAAATTAAAGAACGATACGTCTTTAATAAATTTACAAAACGCAATTTATGAAATAGTTCAAAGGTCACAACAGTTTTATAAATGGCAGGCTTTAAGAATAGCGAGAACGGAAACAACTTTCGCATCGGCTTACGCAGCAATGCGAGCAGCATCACAATCTAACTTTGAAATGACAAAGGAATGGATTGCAGCCAAAGACGATAGGACCAGAAAAGACCACAGATTGGAAAACGGACAAATTGTTGATTTTAACGATCCGTTTATAATGAATGACGGAAGCCAATTGCAATACCCAGGCGATCCAAAAGGAACAGCCGCTCAGGTTATAAATTGCAGGTGTACAATAGCCTTTAAGGCAAAGAAAGACAAAGACGGGAATATTATATTTAAAAAATAAAAGATATGGATTTTAAACAATTATCTTACGACTTAAAAGACTTGGACGAGAATAAAGGAATTGTGGTTGCTTACGCAAACGCTTATAACTTTAAAGACTCAGACGGAGACATTTCGGCTCCAGGTTCATTCAATAAGACAGTAACAGAGAATTTCAAAAGAATTAGAGTTTTAAAGGACCACAATCCAACTATGATGATTGGAGTACCTTTGGAAATAAACGCAAATGATCCTTATGGATTATTAACTACGTCTCAATTTAACATGAACAAGCCATTAGGTAAAGACATGTTCACAGACGTAAAATTGATGCACGAGAGCGGTTTAAATGCTGAATTGAGTATTGGTTACCAAGTTTTACAAAGAGACGCTAAAAACAAGGCTGTAATTAACGAGTACAAATTAATGGAATACTCGTTTTTGTCAAGCTGGGGAGCAAACGAATTAAGCACCGTACAAGGTTTAAAAAGCATCAAAAGCCATTACGGTATTATGGAATTAATCGAGAAAGCGTATAACTTAGATTATAGCGATCAAAGATTAAGAAATATCGAACAACTATTAAAATCACTTTCAGATGAGCCGGCAGAGGTTGCCACTTTGAACGAGGAGCCGATTATATTAAACACATTGAAAAATTTTACACTTTAAAAAAAACAAACAAAATGGAAGCATTAGAAATCAAAGCTGCTTTGGAAGGAATCAAAGCACAAGTTGAAACAAAAACTGCTGAGCAATCAGTAGAAGTTAAGTCTTTAATCGAAGCATTAGAGGCAAAAATGGAATCAAAAAACAACGAAACAATCGAAGGATTGAAAGCTGACTTAAAAGCTATTCAAGACCACGCAGATTTGTTAGACGTTAAATTACAAGAAAATAAAGCTGAGGTTAAGTCTGAAGGATATTTTGATGTAATGGAGAAAGCGTTAAACGAAAACTTTAACGAAATCAAAGAAGTAAGAAGCGGAAAATCTGTACAAGTGAAAGCTGTTGGAGATATGACTTTGGCTAACCTAACAGGTGCTCAACCAAAAGATTACAACTTCAATACTGTAATGATCCCAGGTCAATTAGTAAACGTTGCTGACTTAGTTGGTTCTGTTAACATTTCTGGAGGTACTTATACATTCCCAAGAGAGGGAGCTGGAGAAGGTTCAATCGCTACTCAAACAGAAGGTTCTTCTAAAGCACAAAGAGACTACGATTTTACAATGGTAGATGTAAACACAGACTTTATTGCTGGTTTCACTCGTTACAGCAAGAAAATGGCTAACAACTTGCCTTTCTTGACTTCATTCATTCCAAATGCTTTACGTCGTGATTATTTCATCGCTGAAAACTCAGTTTTCAACACTGTATTAGCTGGAGCTGCAACTGCATCTACTCAAGTTATCACTAACCAAAACAAAATTGAAATGTTGATCAATGAGATCGCTACATTAGAAAACGCAAACTTTGCTGCAAACGGAGTTGTTGTTCGTCCTTCTGATTTCTACGACATCATGAAAACTCAAAAATCTACTGGATCTGGATACGGACTTCCTGGAATCGTTACTTACGAAGGTGGTATATTAAGAATCAACGGAATTGCTGTTTACAAAGCTACATGGTTAGCTGCTAACAAATATTTCGTAGGAGATTGGTCAAGAGTAAACAAAGTAGTAACTCAAGGTTTATCATTAGAGTTCTCTGAGCAAGAAGGTACTAACTTCGTGAAAAACAACATTACAGCTCGTATTGAGTCTCAAACTGCATTAGCTGTTGAGCAACCAGCTGCTGTAATTTACGGAGACTTTACAGCTGTTTAATCTGTAAGTTCTTAAAAATTAAAAGCCTATGCAATTTGTATAGGCTTTTTTTATAAATTTGTATAAATTAAAATATTAAAGAAAATGGAAATCTATATTGTAATAAAATCATTTTTCAAATCGGACGAGAAAAA